AAAATATCAAGAGCTAGAGGGAATTACACCTGGTGGGGATAAACAATATTCTTTTTCTATTTTAGAGATGCATGTAGATTGTAATTTAGAAGAGTTTGAAATGCAAAATTCAGAAAAACAAGTTAAAGTTCCTTACATCGTAACAATTGATGAAGGGTCAGGACAAATTTTATCTATCTATCGTAACTACGATATGAACGATGAGACTAAAAAAAGAAAAGAATACTTTGTACATTTTAAATTTTTACCAGGATTAGGTTTTTATGGGTTTGGATTAACTCATATGATAGGTGGATTAAGTAGAACAGCTACACAATCACTAAGACAATTACTGGATGCAGGTACATTATCAAACTTACCAGCTGGATTTAAGTCTAGAGGTATAAGAATTAGAGATGATGATCAACCATTTCAGCCAGGAGAGTTTAGAGATGTAGATGCACCGGGTGGAAACATCAAAGATCAGTTTCAAATTTTACCATTTAAAGAACCATCAGCTACATTATACCAATTAATGGGCTTTGTTGTACAAGCTGGACAGAAGTTTGCAGCGATTACTAACATGGATACAGGTAATGATTTACAAAATAGAGCTGTTGGCACGACTGTTTCGTTGTTAGAACGTGGTTCGAGGGTCATGAGTGCTATACACAAGAGATGTTACTACTCTATGAGAAGAGAATTTAGACTTTTATCAAAAGTATTTGCTACTTATCTACCACCAATCTACCCATATTCAGTATATGGTGCAGATCAAGCAGTAAAACAAACTGATTTCGATGATAGAGTAGATGTTATACCAGTTGCCGACCCTAATATCATGAGTATGGCACAAAGAGTAACCTTAGCTAATGAAAATTTAAAGATTGCTATGTCAAATCCTATGATGCACAACTTAAGAGAAGCATATCGAAGAGTATATGAAGCATTAGGGACTCAAGATATCGATCAATTGCTTATACCTCAAGAAAGACCAATGCCAAAAGACCCAGCAACTGAGAATATGGAAGCTATTATGCAAAAACCATTAAGAGCATTTCCAACTCAAGATCATAAAGCACACATTGCAGCTCATAGAGCTTTTATGTCTACAAGAATGGTACAAATTAATCCACAAGTGTATGCTGCATTACAAGCACACATATCTGAACACGTTTCTATGTTAGCACAAGGTGAAGTTGGAGCTATGATTCAAGATGATCCTATGATGCAACAAATGTTACAAGCAGATCCTGAAGCAGCAGAGATAAAAATATCATCAATGGTTGCTCAAAGAGTAGCAGAGCTTACAACTGAACTTGCACAAAGTGAGGCTATGGGTCAAAAACAAGATCCTTTGGTTATGTTAAAACAAAGAGAACTAGATTTAAAAGCATTAGATTTACAAAGAAAAGCAGAGCAAGATATGAACTCAAATGAGATTAGAGAAAATGAAATTGATGAAAGATTAGAAATTGAAAAAATTAAATTAGAAAATAATGAGGATCAAGCAGCAGAAAGAATTAGAATCGCTGATGCTAAAGTAGATATTGCTAGAAAGAGAGTTAAAAAATGAGTTTCTTAAAAAAAATATTACAAAAAATTTTAAACTATGATGAGTTAGATTTAAGAATAAGAAAACTTGAAAGAAAAAATTATTGGAGAGAAAAGTATCATGGCAGATCCTAAGAAAGGTACTGGTAAAAAACCTAAAAATACAGGCAGAAGACTCTACACAGACGAAAATCCTAGAGACACTGTAAAAATAAAATTTGCTACTCCTAGTGATGCTAAAGCCACAGTTAAAAAAGTAAATAAAATTAATAAACCTTTTGCTAGAAAAATTCAAATATTAACTGTTATGGAGCAACGTGCAAAAGTTATGAAAAAAAATGAAGTTGTTAAAATTTCTAAAAAAGCAAAAGAAAATTTAAGAAAGAGGTTTGCATAATGCCTCTTACTGCTAAAGGAAAAAAATTAAAATCTAAATTTAGAGAACAATATGGTAAGAAAAAAGGAGACTCTGTTTTTTATGCTATGGAGAATTCTGGTAAGTTAAAAAAAGTTATTAAAGCTAGAGTAGGTGCTGCTGCAGATCAATATGGTGGTTCAAAATCATCATCTGGAGGTAATGGAAGAGATCCATCAAAACAATATGAGACCACAAAACCAAAAGGTGAAAGAATTTCTGATACTGGTAGAAAATCATTACAACAACAAAGAACACAAGCTTTGGCAGCAATTAAACCTAGTTCAACCCCTCAAAATAAAACTATAGCTATCGGCTTAAGTCTTGTGGCTCCCTTTCCTGGAGCTGGCTATGCTTACAAAAAAGCAATAGATTCTACTGCTATGGGTTTTGGTAAAAAAAAATCAACTCAACCACCAAAAGGAGGAGGAGGAGGAAGAGAAGGTGAACAAAAAATTATAAAACCATTAGTAACACCGATACAAGCTACTAAACCTATTGATACAAATTTAGTAAGTCCAAAAGATAATTTTTTTAATTTTGTTTCTTACAAAGTTGGAGGTTTATCAGGTGGAGTAAGTTATGGACCACCTCCTAAGAAAGGACCAAACCCACAAGTTCCTCCAGTTAAAATGAAAAAAGGAGGATACAATTAATGTGGTTATCAGCTATTAAACTTGCAATGTCTGCAGGATCAAAAATTTACGAGAACAAGCAAAAGACAAAGATGGCAATGTCTGAAGCACAACTAATGCACGCTTCTAAGATGGCCCGAGGTGAAGAACAATACCAGGGCAAATTGTTAGAAGCTAGACAATCAGACTGGAAGGACGAGGCAGTTTTAATAATTCTCTCGACGCCCGTCATGATTTTGGCCTGGGCAGTGGTATCGGACGATCCGACCGCTATGGACAAGGTAAAATTGTTCTTCGAGATGTTCTCACAGCTCCCTTCATGGTTTACCAATTTGTGGATTCTTGTTGTGGCTAGTATATACGGTATAAAAGGAACACAAATCTTCAGAAATGGTGGAGGAAAAAAATAATGTGGAACTGGATAAAAAAATTATTTAAACCTTGGAATTTGAAAAAACAAGAAGATAAGCCTGATTATTCTAAAATGACCAAGGGAGATTTAAAAAAATTACTTGCTCAAGGTAAAATAAAAGATATTTACAATCCTGATAAATAATATATAGATTCGGTATGAATCTTAAAATGGCTTTGATAAACGCATTAGAAGATAGATATAATGCAAGAATATCAGAAGCAGATGCAACAATTAAAATATACTTGACTAATTCAGTAGGGATTGGTGAACATCCACAACATTTAGATGAGATTGATAAACAACTAGCTATTATTACAGATTCAGAAGAAAAACTTTCAGCTCTACAAGCGTTTAAAATATGATTCAAGGTGATAGCACCGAGTACGAAATATTAGAAGAGGCATGTAAGTCTTTGGAAGGAGATGATTTTTTTACTGCAGAGATTGGAGTAAGAAAAGGCGCTGGTTCAAAAATAATTCTTAATTCACTTTTATTTAAAAAACATTGGCATATTGGAATAGATCCATATGGTAATTTAAATTATCAACATTATGACACTGTAGAAACATGCACTGCTGATTATACAAATGACATGAAACATGAATTAATTAAAGATTTAGATTACCCAAATTTTTCATTATTACAAATATGTGATAATGAATTTATGAAAAGATTTTATGATGGAGTTCCAATTTATAGGGATAAAAAAGAAATAAGAAATAAATATGATTTAGTTCATTTTGATGGACCACATAAAAGTATAGATGTTATCAAAGAATCTATTTTTTTTGGAGAAAGATCACACAAGGGCAGTGTATTTATTTATGATGATTATCCTAAATTTGATATGGATTCAGTATTAAAAATAATTGTAAATGATTATGGGTTTATGCCATTAAAACAAGGTAAAAATAAATTTTCACTTAAAAGAAATTAATGTTAGACCATTACACAGTTGAAGCTATAAGAAATTCTATAAATAAACAAATATCAAGTGTTAAGGAACATATATGCTATGGGGTTGAAACAGAATCTCAATTAATGTATGCTCGAGGCAGACTCAGCGGATTAGAAACGCTGCTTCAGGATATTAAAAACCTGCATAAGGAGGATAACGATGGTACAATTGATAAAACCTAAACTTACTGATTTTGGTAAAGACCAAAAAAAAGAAGCAGAGGTTAAATCACAAATTCCGACAGATCCAAAAGGCATCAAAGAATATCTTGAAATCATACCCAACCCCGTAGGATACCGTATGCTTGTTAGACCATGGTCTGGTAAAGCAAAAACAAAAGGCGGTGTTATACTAGCAGATGAAACTCAAGACAAAATTCAAATGACAACAGTTGTTGGATTAGTTGTAAAATTGGGTGACCTTTGTTATCAAGACAAAGAAAAATTTCCTAATGGGCCTTGGTGTAAGGAAGGTGAATTTGTTGTTTATGGCAGATACACTGGAAGTAGATTTCAAACTAAATACGGAGAACACCGTATACTCAATGATGACGAAATTATAGGAACTATAGGTAAGCCAGAAGATATTCTCCATTTATTTTAATAAAGGAGGATAAACATGGCAGAAGTAAAAGACTATAGTGCGGATGCTCTATTAGCCAAAGAAAAAGAAGTCGAACTAGATACTGATAATGTTAAAGAAGAAAACATTGAGGTTAAAGAAGAAACTTCGAAAGAAAAAGAACCCAACCTAAATGTTGGAGAAGTTGACTTAGGTTATACCGGTCACGAAAAACCATCTGAAGGAAAAAAGGATGAACCTAAAATTGAAATAACTGAAGAAGTAAAAGAAGAAGTTATTGAAGAAAAAAAGGTTGAACCTAAATCAGAAGATAAACCAAACTTGAATGAATCAAGAAGAGATTATCAAAAAAGAATTGATAAACTTGTCTTTCAAAAAAAAGAAGCTGAAAGAAGAGAAAAAGCAGCTCTTGAATTTGCTCAAGGTGTACAAAAGAAATTTGACTCTAATCTTAAAAAGTTAAATTCTACTGATGAACAATATCTAAAAGAATTAGATGCTAGGGTAGATGCTCAAAGAGAACAAGTCAAAGTAGCTTTACAACAAGCTATAGAAAAGCAAGACGCTTCTCAAATTATGGAAGCAAACGATAAGTTAACTCAATTAGCTGTAGAAAAAGAAAAAGCTAGGTTAGAGATAACAAATCGTGAAGAAAAAAAGAAAATAGAAGAAGAAAATAAACAACAAAAAAACGTACAAGCTGATACCTCAAACAGCGGAACATCAGATTCTATGCCACAAATTACTCCGAAAGCCAAGAAGTGGGCAGAAGAGAATTCATGGTTTGGAACAGATGAAGTCATGACTAATGCTGCAATCACAATACACAACAATATTTCCCAAGAGGGTATTGAAGTAGATAGTGAAGAGTATTATAATGAAGTAAATTCAAGACTAAGGAAATATTTTCCTGATAGTTTTGATGCTGCTAAAGACGAGCCAAAAAAAGAAGCACCTAAACCCGTCCAAACTGTTGCTTCGGCTGGTCGTAGCCAACAAGGACGCAGAACTGTGAGACTC